AAGGGGGATAGCTAACCATATACTAAAGGGGTACTAAAGGTATCCCTTTAGGTAACAGTCGAAAGGAACAAACATGAGAAGAAGAACTCCAGGCATGTATGCATACTATAAGAACGAATCTACGAGGGCTATGGATGAAGGAGACCATGAGAGGATAGGTTATCTAATCCATGACATGCCCTATGAGGTACTAGTAGAGCTTAGAAAGGAATCTATACTACCACCACGACCAGACTCTGATGGAAGAGAATCAGTAGAGAATAGTCGGAAGCGTACGTTTAAGGTGGAAGAGACATTCGTAGTGTACTACACAAGGACTCTTGAGTACACTGTTGAATCAATAGGAGACGATAAAGCAGATGAAAGAGAAGTCGAGGGTATGGTGGACACACCTAGCTTCCCTACAGGCTTTGAGAATGGAGTCGTGTTAGACTATGCTACTTCGAAGATACATATAGAGCCAGTGGAACTACCTGAAGATAGGAACTACAGTCTCACTCAAAACGAGATGGAATTACTAGAAAGGAACTTCAAGGAAGTATTACCGTTACCAAAGAAAACCACTAACAACTTACTATCAGAAGGAGGAGGATAGATGACTGAAGAAGAATTACTATTCGATCAAGCAATAGAAACACATGATGCTATTCAGACTGTACTAGATCATCTTCATCATAGAAGAGACGTAGAGGTCTATGTCTCTCTCATGCATGATCTAGAGGATCTGATGGTCACGATAGCACAAGATATGAAAGGACTACAAGATGGACGAGGAAACTAATGAGTACTGGTTGATAGAGGAATTAGAAGAATTACTAAAGAGAAAGGAAGAGGATGATGAATAGTTATCACTTTATAGGCTACATAGACGAGGAGATGGGTGACTATAGCTGGCAGACAGTAATCAGGTTCATAATAAAGGTGGATCAGGAAGATATGTTTGATAGCGAAGAGAGGACTGCTAAGAATAAGGCTAACGATAAGCTAGAGTACCACGCTTCAGGTTGGTATGGAGATGACTATCAACAAGATGAAGATGGTAATGAGTATGAAGTGGGCTTTAAGCAGGGAGATGATGGTTGGTATGAGACTGCTAACGATGAGATAAGGTCTAGAGCAGGTGAAGCAGTACTTGTGAGTGAACAGACATATACTGAAGTCGGTAGGCTAGGTATAATACCTGATATGACAACATGAAAGAAAGGGTACACATGAAGAAACAAAGTGAATACGCTACCATCACTAAGGTAGAGGATAAGATAAGTCCAGCTCATTACAAGGAGATCGTTCCAGGTTATGAGTACATGGACATGATGGTACATATGCTAGCTGATCTAAAGGGTGTCGAGGCACACCTTATGGGGCAGGTCTATAAGTACCTTATGAGATACGGAAAGAAAGACGACAAGACACAAGAGCTTAAGAAGGCTCAATGGTACTTGAACTACTTAATCAAACACAATGAGGAATTATAACATGATAGATGAAAAGAGAACTGTAATAGTAAAGAACGTTGAATTACATTGGGCTAAACTAAGCACACCTGTAGATCCATTCAAGACGGGTGAGAAGGTCTGGGAGGTACAGATCAGAACAACTGATGAGGCAGTAGCTAAGTCATGGGCTAAGGAGTACTATATCAATGCTAAGAAAGATGATGAGGGTAATTGGAAGGCTAACATCAAGCGTAAGGAACTTAATCGTAAGGGAGAGTCTAACAACCCACCTGTTGTTCTTGGTCGTAACAATCAACCTATTCCTTCTGGTAATATTGGTAATGGTAGTATCGGAGATCTAAAGTTATTCCAGTACCCATATGATGTAGCAGGTAGAAAGGGTGTATCATCTATGCTCTCAGCAGTGAGGATAACTGACATGAAAGAGTACGCACCTAATACCGAGGTAGACTTCGATGTCATCGAGGCAGAGGAAGGAGCTACCGATAAGGTAGACTTCTAACTTGGGTGATGTAATCGAATTCAAAGGTAAGGAGATCAGTGTCAAGTTAGATGCTGATCCTCAATCACTATTAGAGAGAGGTATAGTAGAATTCTGGCAGAAGATAGGTGGATTTGACCTTGAGATGCATGAGTTCGACTACCTCACTACGTTCTTAGCCTTCTCAGACACTTGCTTTAAGGAGATGGAAGAAGGTCTCATTGAAGTACACGATGATGGGCTATTAACTATACACCCAGATGTATTTAGGAAAATGAAAGGAATTATAGATGGATTTAAGACAAACACTCCAACCAATGATAATTGAATTGGACATAGCACTAGAGAAATTCAGTAAGCAGGCTATACTAGATGGGCTTAAGCCTCATGAGCATGTGTACTGTTGGTTCTTAATAAAACTAGAAACAAAGATAAAGAGATTCGTAATGGATCAAGAAAGGTTTACAAATGATTGACTCACAAGAGAATGGAGTAAGCTCTACGGATACTACTATCCCGATGAGACTTGAAGGTTCTATCTATGCATATGACTATGGTGAATTCGATATGCCTAAAGGTGCTGAGATAGATAGTGTCGATGGTAGATGGGGTGTGTATCATGTTACATTCACAGACCCAGTCAAGTACCCTATGATAGAGGTTCAGTGCTATCAAGAGGTAGATGGAAAGTTCCCTGACAATGTAAGGGTAACTAATGCAGATACCTGTGAAGAATGGTATGATGAAGGAAAGGATACAGTATGAAGAAGGATTACGTATATCTATGTGGTGGCATGGAGGGCTATGAGAAGGATCATATGCAGGGCTGGAGACAACTAGCTACAAACCACCTAGAGTTATCTGATATAGATACTCTAGATCCTACAAGGAGATTCTCATTTCACGATGGGTTCATGGACAGAAATGCTGTGAATAGAGTTGTGAAGATGGATCTGCAAGACATATCTAATAGCACTATACTATTATGTGATATGAGGTATGAAGAGCCTGGAAAGAGATGGGGTAGCATGGCTGAGATAGCACATGCACACACAAAGAATAAGATAATAATAGTATGGACAGATAAAGAGGATATCAAGCACCCATTCCTAGAGTTCTATGCTACAGAGATACATCACACAATAGAAGAATGTCTTGATGCTATCGTTAACTATTACTAGGAGGGTAAAATGTTTGAAGCATTTATGCTAGTATGTATGATCGGTAATTCAAATGTATGCCATACTATAGCTGATATAGAAGGACCATATAAGACTCAACGAGAGTGTATAATGAGGGTCAATGAGATGGCATACGAATTAAAAGATTACATGCCTGAATATGTGCCTGTAAACTACAAATGTAATCAGAAAGGAATACGGATATGAGTACAGAGAGAGAGTACCTAACAATAGATAGATATGAGGTCATGGTGACTTGGAGTGATGGACATCAGGAGTGGATTGATACACCTGAGAATGACAAACAATTAGAGAGTTACTTCGATGCCTTGGAAGAGGAACGTAACAACACACTAGATATATACAATGGAGAGGATAATGGTTGATAGTACTTATTATTCAGATGACAAACTTAAGTATGCTATTGTAACAAGATCAGTGGTGTATACAGTACAATGCTATGCTAATGAAGAGATAGTAAATCAAACAACATATTATAAACAGGATTTAGCTGAGAGTTCAGCTGAAGACTTTGTATTAGAAAGGAAGTAAGACAATGGACGGTTTAAATAATATAGATGACTATAGGTTTCCAGTAGAGATGATTGATCTAATGGCTGTTAAAGAAATACAAGATGGCTGGAAGACTAAGGAGTATCCTGTACAACCCTCAATGGCAAGGGCTGTTGTGAGGACTGATACAGGAGCAGTGTTAGGAATACACAGTGGTAAGTATAATCTAGTGTCTCACGAATCTATAGTAGAAAATATAATGGAGGGTGTAGCTCTTGCAAACATCTCTAAGGACTACGACCATCAAGTAACTGTGTATGAAGATGGGGCTAAGCTAAAAGGCTCTTTCATATTCAATGACTTGATACAGAAAGACCCTGAAGTAAATGATATAATAAGATTCAAGGTAGACTATATGAATTCATATGATGGCATGTGGTCTATCATGGTCAACGCCTATGGAGAGAGATTGTGGTGTTTAAATGGTTGTACCTCACCTGAAAAGGTCACTCAAGAAAAGAATAGACACACATCAGGGTTTAATATAGAAGCCTCGGCTACACAGATCACTCAAGCACTCGAAGTGTTCTTCAATGATAGAGAACGTTGGGATGCTTGGAGAAAGACTAAAACAAATAATGATCAAGTGATTGATATGTTTAAGAGAACGTTGGCTAAGCCTACAACGCCTACCTTAACTAATGATGTTAACTGGAAACAACTCACTCGATTAACAAGTAACTATCACCAAGAAAGAAATGTACTTGGTAATAATAAATGGGCTGCATATAATGCTGCGACTGATTGGGCTACACACCCTGAGAACGTACCTAATCCACACAGAGTAGTGGTGAGACGTCAAGATGCAGTACAAAAGATGCTTAACAGTAAGGCATGGGAAGAGTTAGTATGATCTTTGACTTGATTAGTTCCTTGTTTAATAAGGAAAAATATAGAATGAAAATAAAGACCTCCTTAAGGGAGATGGAGAAGAATTTCTTGGGCAATGTGAGGCAGTTACTCACATGTCCTAAATGTAAAAAGGATTATCTCAACTCGGCACTAGACTTTAAGGAAGTAGGTTTTGTGTGTCCGAGATGTGATAACGGAAAGGATTAAAATGAAATTAGTATTTGACATTGAGACCGATGGTCTTGATGCTACACTTATATGGTGTCTTGTTATGCAAGATGTAGAGAGTAAAAGAGTCTTTAAGTTCACTGACCACGATGATGGCTTTGCCAGTGTCGCTGATGGTCTGGAGATGCTTAAGAACGCTGATGCTATAGTAGGACACAATATAATTGGGTATGATATACCAATGATACAGAAGATAACTGGTGTAGACCTATTCGATAAGAAGCTATATGACACATGGATAATGGGTCAAGTGCTTAACTATAATCGAGGTCACAAGCAAGGATTAGGAGGCTGGGGTGAACACCTCGGCTATCCTAAGTTTGACTATAGTGATTGGTCAACCTACACTAAGGCTATGCTAGAGTACTGTGTTAGAGATGTGGCATTGAACACAAAGGTCTATGAGATACTACTGAAAGAGTACACCGATCAGAGTGGTACTAAGCCTATGATAGCACATGGTCTAAGAGCAGAGCATGATGCCGCTATCTTTGAGGCTAAGGTGCGTATGAAGGGTTGGTTGTTCGATAGTACAGGTGCTGATAAGCTATTGAAAACAATGGAGAAAGAGCTATCAGATATAGAGAGTAGAATACACCCTCAATTACCTGAGATGACTATCTGGATTGACAAGCAACCTAAGCTAGCTAAGTACACTAAGAAAGGTGCATTCACTGCAGTCACTAAGAGATTGCTCACTGAATATCTCAATGGGGAAGAGCCTGATGAGATGGAGTGGAAACCCACACAAGAATTTCAACGTAGTTATACTACACAAGTAACATTAAAGAACATGGAGGAGATAAAAGAATGGTTGTATACTATTGGCTGGAAACCAGATGATTGGAACTATAAGAAGGTCGGCTATGAGTTTCATAGGGTTAGTCCGAAGCTTACTACAACTTCCCTCGAAGTTCTCGGCTCGATGGGACAAGATGTTGACAGATATTACACAACGAAATCAAGGTGTGCAATACTTAGGGGGTGGATCGAAGCGAGTAAAGAAGGTAGACTCCACGGTAAAATGTGGGTCATCGGAACTCCCACCTTCAGAGCAAGACATGAAGTAATAACTAACTTACCGAGTGTAGAGGCTGCATGGGGTAAGGAGATGCGATCACTGTTTATATGTGAAGAAGGCTACAAGATAGTTGGAGCTGACTCAGCAGGTAATCAGATGAGAGCCTTATGTCACTACATAGGTGACGATAAGTTCACAAAGGAGGTTACAAGTGGAGATATACATACTTATAATGCTAATATCTTGGGAAGTTCTCGTGGTGATGCTAAAAGATGGCTATACGCCTATCTCTTTGGTGGAGGCGGTAAGAAGCTGGGCTCGATCCTCACTGGTAAGCCAGATGATAAGGCAGGTAATGCTTCTAAGCAGAAATATCAGTCAGCAATTCCTGGACTTGGTAAAATTAAATCTAAGCTGGATACCATATTCAACAAGACTAAGAATGGCTTTGGCAATGCTTTTATTCCTGCCTTGGATGGTCGTAGGGTATATGTTAATAGTGCCCATCAAGCTCTGAACTACCTACTACAATCAGCTGAAGCTATCACCTGCAAAGCCGCAGTAGGATACGCTATGAATAAGATAAGAGACGAAGGACTAGATGCTTATCCTGTTATCTTCTATCACGATGAGATGGCATGGGTAGCAAGCGAGAGTGATGCAGAACGAGTCAAAGAGATTTGTGTTGAGTCATTTAAAGAAGCACCGAAACAATTCAATGTACAGTGTATGGATGGCGATGGTGTCATTGGTAACTGTTACGCAGATGTTCATTAGAAAGGAACTATCATGGGACAAATGAAAAGAATAGCTATGATTAATGAAGAAAGCTTCTGGGAAATAGCCTCAGAATATCTATACGTTGCAGAAGACTGGGATGATTATGTAGAACATATGATGAACCAAATAGATCTGATAACTCACTTGAGTATAGATGCTGTAGAGGAGGAGCTAAGAGAGCTCTGGGAAAGTCAATGATCGCTGTAGTAGATGCTGACTCTTGCATATACCAAGCCTCGTGGCAAAGAGAAACGTTAGCAGATGCTTTAGAGAACTATAAGTATCTGTTAGAAAAGAACTGGGTTGGTCCTGTATGGGCTGATGAGGTGATAGTCTATTGTGGTGGTAAGGATAACTTCAGGAAGAAGTTATGCCCACAATATAAGGCTAACAGAAAAGACCCTCCAGCAGATGCAAGTCTGTTTAGACCATTGATGGAGCATATCGTAGAGAAAGGTCTCGCTATACCCGCACATGGTATGGAGGCAGATGATATGGTACGTATCAAATCAATAGAACTCCTTGAAAAGAAAGAGGAATTCTGTGTGGTACACATTGATAAAGACCTTGACTGTATTGTCGGTGATCACTATAACCCTCGTAGAGAACAGTTCTATAAGGTAGATGAGGACAGTGCTGACATGCATTACTGGTTACAGATGCTTAAGGGCGATCCAACAGACAATCTTCCTGGACTACCTAAGGTCGGTCCAAAGACTGCTGAGAAGATGCTTAAGGGTGTACCAATGAATAGACGTAAGTCTAGAGTACTCGCTGCATACCGAGCTAAGTTTGGTATAGTGAATTGGAAAGAGAAGTTATTAGAAACCGCTAATGGTATCCATATACTGCGTACTGCAGATGACTTCTTTAATATATAGAAAGGAATTATGATGTCTAATATAACAGACCATCAGAGATACGAAGACGTAATCATTACAGAAGTAACTAAGGTAGATAGTAAGGGTTGGGTTGGGATAAAGACAGAAGAACATGGTGAGATAAGGTGTAAGTCTAATCTAAGGACTAAGCTAGGTCTCAAGAAGAAGTGGGAGGGTGACCTGACTGTATGGGTCAACCCTAATAGTAGCGTAGTGTGTGTTGCCTTTGATCAGAAGGCTTACCTCGCTACTGGTGATGATGCAAGGGCTAATGGTCAATGGCAAGTCACATTTAATAATAACCCTTATGAGGCTGAGGGATTTGTATATCTTATTACTGAGAGAAGTACACGTAAGAGTTATATAGGTAAGAAGTCTTATTGGAATTACAGTAAAGGTAAACGAGTAAGACAATCTAACTGGAAGACATATGCTTCTAGTAGCTCGGAGATCTCTACAAAGGTAGCTGATAATAAAGATGACTATCAATTCGTTATGTTACACGAAGCACCAGATAAGTCAGCGTTAAACTATTTAGAAATCAAATATCAATTAGAGTATAATGTTCTCACTGCTATAGATGATAAGGGAGAGAAGGTCTATTATAATAAGACACTCGGTAGTGAGAGGTGGATGTTAACTAAATCTTTTATAGAGGAATACAATGGATACAATGAACCAGAAGACTATGCGACCAGACAATACAATACCTGATAAGCCTTGGGAAGAATTGTTTGGTACTAAGAGAGGAGAGCGTACTGCACGCTCAACAAGAGCAAGACGTAAACGAAAGGAAAATCGTTATGCCAAAGAGAAAAGATTATTCGGAAAGTAAAGAGATAAGTAAGACTAGTTGTGATGATTGTGGTAGCTCAGATGGCTTTGCTATATACGATGACAATCATGGATACTGTTTTGTATGTGGTGTTCATATACAGAACTTAGATAATAGAAAGGAAATAATAATGACAGACATGTCAAAGATAGATGTAGATCTAAGTGCCTTTGAGAGTACTCTCGGTGATGTAAGAGGCTGTCAAGATAGAGGTATCACTAAAGAGATAGCAGAACACTTCGGTGTACGGGTTATCTACAATGAGTCAAGGGAAATAGATTCATTCTGTTATCCTTACTATAATGTTAACAATGAATTGATTGCTTATAAGGTACGTAAGATGCCTAAGCAATTCAGAACTGTAGGAGAATTTAAAGATGTCCAGCCTTTTGGTAGTCAAAGCTTTGGAAGCGGAGGTAAGAGACTTGTCATTACGGAAGGAGAATTTGATGCGATGGCAGTCGCACAAGCCTCCCTCAATAAGTACAAGAAGATCTACCCAGTTATTAGCGTGGCTTCATCGACTAATCTCAAGAGTCTACTCCTCAATAGGACTTGGATCAGATCGTTTGATGAGGTAGTACTCTTCTTTGACAATGATGAGGCAGGTAAGAAAGCAGCTAAGGAAGCTGCGAATATCATTGGTATAGATAAGGTCAAGATGACTAGCAGTAGTGCCAAAGATCCTTGTGAACTCTTTAATCAAGGAGGATACATGAGAGTCATGGAGGCTATATGGGATGCACAACCCTATAGCCCTGCAGGTATTATCATGGGACATGAGGCTGTATGGGAGCAATACCTTGAGCGACAAGCAAGAGAGAGTGTACCATATCCTGATTGCCTTAGAGGTATCAATGATAAGACTCGTGGTATGAGGTTCGGTGAGATCACCTTGTTCACTAGTGGTACTGGTAGTGGTAAGAGTACTGTCATTAAAGAGATAGTACTAGATCTGCTAGGTAAGTCTGAAGATAAGATAGGTATGATATCACTAGAAGAATCTGTTGGTGATACTGCTGAGAAGTTTATTCAGATGCAGTTGAGACAGAACCTACAAGAGTACGATGTACCTATGGAGGAGCAAGAGGAAGCCTCTAAGCAGGTGTTTGGTACTGATAGGCTAGTACTATTAGATCATCAAGGGTCTGTCGGTGATGAGTCTTTGATAGATAAGATAGAGTATATGGCTCTGATGGGCTGTAAGTATCTCATACTAGATCATATCACTATAGCAGTATCTGAGGGTGCTGAAGGTTATAGTGGTAATGAGGCTATAGATAAGGTCATGTCAGATCTTCTTAAGATAACTAAGAAGCATAACATATGGCTAGGTATTATAAGTCATTTAAGAAAAGGACTTGTAGGCTCTAAGAACTTTGAGGAAGGTAAGCTACCAAGTCTAGATGACATCAAAGGTTCTGGTTCTATTAAGCAAATATCCTTTGATATCATAGGCTTTAGTAGAGATATGACAGATGAGAATGATGATGTACGTAACACTATCAACTTCACTGTACTCAAGTCAAGGTTTACTGGTAGGACAGGTCCAGCTGGTGCGGCTAAGTACCATCATAATACATCTCGTCTATCGTGGACAGATGGTTTAGACTTTGAGGTATTAGAATAATGAATTATGATTATCAACTGTTACAGAAAGAAATAGAGTTCCTTGGTGGTGTTATAGATAAGATCACTAAGGAGCGTAACATGTATCGTAGTCAGGCGATAATGCGTATGAATAAAATACAGGAGTTAAGCGATGAGCTACACGAAGTATATAAGAAACACAGCAATGAAAGAGCATGATGATGCTGAGAAGATTATAACTCAACTAAGAAAGAATGGCGTAGTAAAACACGCAGTCGAGTGGCAAATAAGTAATTGTAAGAATTATATATTGGTACAAATAAATGATGGAAATAAATGAAGTCAAAGAGAAAGTTAGAGAAATGTCTTTAAAGAATAAGGAAGAGAAGTATGATAGACTATACATGGACATCGCTAAGAGAGTGTCTGAAATGTCTCATGACACCGATACAAAGGTTGGTGCAGTCATTATTAAAGATGGGAATATTATTTCAATGGGTTGGAATGGGCAGCCTAAAGGCTTTCCTAATCATTGTAAGGATACTGCAACTGGGATTACACTACCCACTGTTATACACGCTGAAGCTAATGCTATATGCAAGCTTGCTCGTTCTAGTACAGATGGAGAGGGTGCTACCCTGTACACTACGCTTTCACCTTGCATTGAGTGTACTAAGCTTATCATGCAGTCTGGTATCACTAATGTTGTCGTGGGACAGCTATATGAGAAAGACTTGGTGGGATATACGATATTAAAGAATAAAAAGATGTTAAAACTACTTGCAAAAGAGAAGTAAACATGTTATAATATGCGTTCACAAAAAGAAAGAGAGAATTATATGGAAGATATAAAGGACTATCTCTTGAATAAAATCAGAGGACAAGACTTAGGTGTTAAACCTAGAAGAAACCTACAGTTGATGCGTATGATTGACACAGATGGTGTT